CCTTTCTTACTGTTTAAATATTTATATAAAAAGAATATTATGGCAGTACCTAGAAACAAATACTCAATGCAAGCAATTATTCGTTATGATGGCCGGCTTGTAGATGTTTTAGATCGAATTCGAGCAATTCGTTTAGTATTAATGGTTCATATTGAACGAGACTTAGGACCAGACAAAGAATTGATTACCATCAAAGTAATGACACCGTATCCTCCGCATGATACATTCAAAGCAATTCGTCGAATGTGTTTAGGTAAAATTGAAACACTTAAAGACATGACACTGCAGCAATCTACGCTTACAAAATTACAATAATTAGTTACAAACAAGGAACATTATGGCAACACAAAACAAGGAAAAAACTCCCCCTAAGAATGATATTAAATTTTCAATCACATTGTCAGAAGAACAGAAACAAGCTAAAGCCCGAATCATAGAAACCCCATTCAATTTCATATTAGGAAAAGCTGGATCCGGAAAAACATTGTTAGCAGTTCAAATTGCCCTGGACATGTTTTTTAAACGACAAATCAACAAAATCATCATAACACGTCCTACGGTATCCAATGAAGATAATGGATTTTTACCAGGCTCGCTCAATGAAAAAATGGAACCGTGGTTAGTTCCGATACGCAGCAATATGCGCAAAGTGTATAACAAGCCAGAACTTCTAGATAAGATGGAAAAGGAAGAAAACATTGAATTGGTTTCTTTAGCACATTTCCGAGGACGTACTTTTGATAATGCTATATGCATTGTGGACGAATTTCAGAACCTAACAAAACAACAACTTCAGATGGTGTTAACCAGATTAGGCAAAGACAGCATCATGATATTAACTGGAGATCGTTATCAAGTTGATTTAAAATTTAACAATGATTCAGCAGTGCATGAAGTTCCGAAACTAAAACCATCCCGGTTTGTCAATGAAATCATTTTAACGGATAATCACCGTCATGAAGCACTTGAAGAAATTTTAGGGCTACTAAATGAAAAATACTAATATTTATATTTAAACGGAGAAATAATTGGACTATTCAGAAAATCGCCCCATATGGCCAGGATCATCATCATTTACGACTGGGTCTACACCATTCGGATTTTTTGATACTGATTCACTATTTCAACAACATGCAGATCGGTTTGCTAAATTTGCAGCACAGATGGTTGGATATCCGATAATGGATGTAGAATTATTAGACATAAATTTTTATGCAGCATTAGAATCTGCTACCATGGAGTATTCCAATCAGGTCAATCAAATAAACATTGTGAACAATCTGATTAACACTCTGGGTGTACAGACCGGATCTAGTTATTTAACGGGCGGTACACTTACCGGCGCAAATGTAGGACAATCATTAGGATACATCACCAAGCTGTCTAAAGCATACGGTACTGAAGCAGATTCAGGCGGTACCGTTAAATGGAGAAAAGCTGTAATTGATGTTACGCCAGGTGTACAAACATACAGCATACGAAAAGCTGTTTCTGCATCATTAGCCGCAGCATCAATGTCATTGTCAGATAGCAGTTCTATAGAAATACGTCGAGTATTGCATAATGCACCCCCGGCCATTGTTCGTTACTTTGATCCATTCGTAGGAACAGGATTAGGTTCACAGCAATTATTGGATGCATTTGATTTTGGTGGATTTTCACCATCGGTTAGTTTCATGATGATGCCAATACATGCAGATTTAATGAGACTGCAGGCCATCGAATTCAATGATCAGGTACGTAAGTCAAGTTATACATTTGAAATTCATGGTGATGACATCACGTTCTGGCCAGTACCAACATATCCAAGCGGATCAGTACCAGCATCATCCATATATTATAACAAGGTTTGGATTGATTATTTGTTTGAAGAAGAAAAAAGTCAACAAGCAATTTTATTTGGTAATACCGCACTTTTAACGGGAGTTGTAAGTGACGCCTCCAATATACCATACACGTATCAAAACTACGGGACAATTAATGATATGGGGCGTACTTGGATATTTAAATACGGTGTGGCACTTGTTAAAGAAACATTAGGGTATGTTCGTAGCAAATATTCATCTATACCGATTCCAAATGCCGAAGTAACACTGAATGGTGCAGAATTAGTATCACAAGGAAAAGCTGAACAAGAAGCCCTGATAACACAGCTTAGGGAATTTTTAGATAAACTAACAAAAGAAGCCATGTTAACTCGTCAGAATGCAGAAGCAACACAAATGAGTGAAATACTAGGCAAGGTTCCGTTGAAAATTTATGTGGGATAGGAGTAAAATATGGCACTTTTTGGAAGTAAACGGGATGCTAGATTTTTAGCTTCTATTAATCGAGAATTACTAAATGCAATAGTTGACACGGAAATTGAATTTTTTAAACTCATAGTAGAAGCCAGCAACTCCAACATGTATGGCGAATCTGATGCAAAGTCATACTATGATTCTATACTAATACCATGTCTTGTTACCAAAGAAGGTAAAACTGCTAACATGGATGATTATGGTCACACATATACACGTACTGCCCAGTTTGCAATATCGCGCGATGTGTTAGAACGAGCTGCATTTTATCCGGAGGTTGGTGACATCATTTTCTGGGACAATGAATACTATGAAGTTGATAATACGGATGCAAATCAGTATTTTGTAGGAAAAAATCCAGACACATGGCCTAATGGTACCGAACATGGATACAGTGTATCTGTGATTTGCGATACTCATGCAACACGTCAAACACCAGCCAGCATCAAAAATTTAAGACGCGGCGGAAACAACAATTTTTCATATAAAGGATAACAATGCCTAGATATAATCGAAAAGACATAGATCGAAAAACCAATAAGCCTAATCCGGATCGCACCGAAGGATTATCTGATGATCTGTTGTTGAATCGAGCATATCAAACACGCCGGGATGATGATGTTATACGAACACCTAAACGAACATTGTATGACATTGACTTTGCAATCAAATGGTACATTGACAATGAAATCCGTCCACAGATAACCGAAAACAATGCATTGGTCACAGTGCCGGTTATTTTTGCTAACGGAGAAAAATGGGACAATGTGCGACGATTAGGATATCTGCGGGATGAAAAGGGCATGCTGCAATCACCATTAATCATGTTAAAGCGTAACAGTGCCGTAGAACGAGACAACTTACGCACATTAGATGTTAATCGTATACCAGCCAGCAACTTCATGGCATATCGTCAAAAATACAATTCCAGAAATCGTTATGAAGATGAATTGTTTCCGATACCAATTAACAAACCTGTGGACTCAGAAAAGATCTATGTTATAGATATTCCTAAGTATGTTACCATTGAATATGACATGATGCTGTGGTGTGACTACACTACGCAGATGAATGATTTAGTTGATCAAATAATGCCATATGGTAGATATTTATGGGGCAATGAAGGAAATCGTTTTGCGACTGCATTAGGAACCATATCATTTGAAACTGTTAACACAGTAGGAGAAGATCGGTTGGTACGGGCAACAATTCCATTAACTGTGCAAGGCACTTTGTTGTCAGAACATGAATCACGTATATCTACTCTGAAAAAAATGTTTTCTATTAAAAAAGTCAGATTTGATACGATTCTAGATCTGGATGTGGATGTTTTCAGCACCACCACCGTGCCAGTAGCACTACTGCAAGTGTCACAGCAAATATTCAGCGGCGGAGTTGCACAAACATCGACTGGGCCAGCAATCACTGCAGAAATAATGACTTATCTTGTTACTATGTCTGATAAACAAGCTGCATATGTAAATTCAACCACTGTTACTGTATCTGGGGCCGCTGCATTGAATCCACATACCGGTACGGCTGCAACAAAAAATGAATTCAATGTGTATATAAATGGTCAGTATATCGATAAACCAGTTTATACATGGTCTCCCACATTATCTGCTACGCAAACCATTGTGTTCGATACCACAGCATTAGGATATAATATAGATTCTACGGATGTGGTAATTATAAATGGAAGGTGGGCATAATGAGACAGCTTAAACCAGGACAACTACAAACAGGATCATTATATAATATTTCTGCAAGTTTTGCTTTAACTGCATCCACATTATCCGGAAATGCAATTGTTCCTAGTGCATCATTCGCAGTAACCGCATCATATGCATTGCAGTCATTAAGTGCATCATATGCCCCATTTACGCCTACTAACACAGGAAGTTTATTAGTTACTGCTAGCATATCAAATGCTACTATAACGTTTACAAAGGGCAATGGAACTACATTTCCAATTACGGTAGATAACGTAACTAGCTCCTCATTTGCATCAACAGCATCATACATTCAAACTGCTCAAACCGCCTCGTACGTAGAGACTGCACAGACAGCAAGTTATGTTTTACAAGCAGTTAGTTCAAGCTTCTCAACTACTGCTTCTTATGCTGTAAGTGCATCTCAAGCTGCAACATCATCGCATGCATTAAATGCAATTAGCTCATCATTTACATCGACTGCATCTTACTATCAAGAAACAGATCCGGTGTTCACTGCTATATCAGGTACGTTTGCAACAACTGGATCAAATACATTTAACGGATTGCAAACTATTAATGGCAATGTCAACATAAACGGTACTGCATCAATTACATTCTTAAACGTAACCTACGAATCTGCATCCGTAATATATTCAAGCGGATCGAATCAGTTTGGAGATTCTGTAACAGACACACAATCATTATTTGGCACTGTTATTGTATCAGGCAGTTTACAAGTTACTGGATCTGCAAATTTACCATCAATAACGGGAAGTTTGTTTGGTACTGCCAGCTGGGCACAAAATTCTATAACAGCAAGTTATGTTCAAACAGCACAAACCGCCAGCTACGTATTACAAGCAGTATCTAGCTCGTTTGCATCTACTGCATCGTTTGTGCAACAAGCAGTAAGTGCTTCATTTGCGACAAGTGCATCATGGGCTCCTACTACACCAACATTCCCATTCACAGGTTCAGCTTTAATAACAGGTAGTTTAGGAGTAACCGGGTCACTAACAACCCTAGGTTTATCATCATTTATAAACCCTCTCACATACAGTGGTAATCAAACTACAGTCCCATTAATATCTTTAAATCAACCACTTCTAAGTTTTGGAAATTCATCTGTTATTTTTAGAGCAACAGAAACAAGTGTTAACAACAGTTTTGCAGTTGAGTTATACAAAAGAAGCGGAAACTCAGAAACAAGATTTTTAGTTGGAGGAACCGGTACTGGTACAAATACTGAACGGCCATTTATGACTGTAATAGGTACAAATACCGCTGGTGAAGGAAGTGTAACATTTGATAGATCTGTAGGTATAGGATCAACCCCAAGTAGTAGTATACGTTTAGACGTTCGTACACAAGGAGCATTATCCACAGATATAGCGTTTAGAGTTAGGAATAATGCGGATACAGACAATATAATCTCAGTAAAAGGTAACCGTAATATTTTTCTTTTAGGCGAAACCGATAATGGAAGAATTGAACTTTCTGCAAATGGAGGTAATGCTTCTATGGTTCATAGAGCTACAGCAATTCTTCCTTCGCAATTTATAATAGGTAGTCTTGGTGATGGAGGATCAGTTGGTCAAATTGTTTTTGCAGCCCTAGATGGCACTAATACTTACCCAACATTTACAATGCAGCGGCTTATTTCAGGTCTTTCTGATCTAACCGGGGCATCCTTATATTCAGGATTTGGAACAAACGCTGCAACATTTGTAATGAAAAATGCAAATGGTTATGCTGGAATAGGAACCAATCCAACGGGCACTGCTACAGATCACTTTGCAATGTATTCGGCTGATGTAGCAGCAGGAACAGCATCAGCACATTTTCGCAACGAAGCAGGACACGTAGTCAAATTATATACACAATCACCAGTTACATCATCACAAGGTATTGCAGATGCATTAACTAATTTAGGATTCTTAACTGGTAGTTCTACTATAACTCCTACATTCCCATACACAGGATCTGCACAAATCACCGGATCTGTAATAATAAATAATTACATAAATACAGCCGTTCATGTAACAGCGGCAGCAGGAGCTACAACAATATACACACTACCAACTGCATCATATGATGGAGCTTGGTTTGAATACTCTGCCCGATCAGGAAGCAATGCCCGCGCAGGACAAATAACAGCTATATGGTCTGGTTCTGCGGTAAACTTCACAGAAACCGCAACTACGGATTTTGGAACAACCGCAGATTTAGCTTTAGGAGTATTTATAGTAGGAGCCGGCATGGCATTAACTGCATCCGCAGCAACATCTGGCTGGATAATTAAAACTATAATAAGGAGTATGTAACATGGCATTAATTATAACATCTACGCCAAACAAAAAAATTCATGTGCAAGGTACTGAAATCGAACTTGCAAGTGTATATACACGTTTAGAAATTGGTTGTCGGCCTAACGGTATCGTGATGGAAATTGCATTTTATACATATGCAGATCGCAATGCATATTTAGCAGGAACATCAGTACCAACAGATATACCGACATCTACTATTGTGCAAAGCATCGATCCTGCAACACAAACACAAGGATTACAATCAGCTCACGACCTAGCAAAAACATGGTATGAAGATCAAGGTTATGATGTAACTATAGATTTAAACTAATTGATATTTATACTAAACCAACTCTTGGATAGGGAAAAGACGTGGCAAATGAATTTCGCATAAAAAATGGATTTCTTTCTACAGGAAATTCTGAAATAACCGGATCTTTAATTGTAACATTCGGTATAACTGGTTCATTATTTGGAACTGCATCATATGCTACACAAGCAGCAACTGCTTCATTTACACCAAACGCATTAGTTACAGCATCCATTGCCGGAGATACTATAACATTCACAAAAGGAGATGGATCAACGTTTCCAATTGTAGTACCATCTGGTAGCGGCGGAGGTAGTGGATCGGCATTTCCATATACCGGATCCGCTCAAATCACCGGTTCTCTTGTAATTACCGGATCTATATTCGTAACACAATCACATATATCCACTGTAGATTATATTGACTTTACAACACTACCAACTCCGCCAGCATTCAACACTGGTCGTTTACATTGGACAGATGATACAAAAACATTACAATTAGATACAGATGTAAATGGATTTGAATTAGAAATAGGACATCAAAGCGTTTTACGAGGACGAAATGTTAATTCATTTACACTAACTAAAGGATTAGTTGTATACATTGATGGAGAGTCTGGCAATAGACCTACATTTGCTACTGCATCCTGGGAAGGCGATCCATCTAGTGCAACTACTATAGGTATTATAGCTCAAGACATAAACAGCAGTCAAACCGGTCATGCTGTTACTAACGGATTAATCCGCGGAATTAATACAAATGCATTCGCACCAGGAACATCTTTATACCTA